TACTGGTACTACTTTCGTCACGAGCTGGTATACCCATGGACTCGCTTCTTCCTATCTTGAGGGTGCAAATTTTCTTACGGCAGCAGTTTCGACTCCTGCTGACGCTATGGGTCATTCTCTTCTTCTTCTATGGGGTCCTGAGTCTCAGGGCGACTTCCAGCGTTGGCTCCAACTTGGGGGACTCTGGAATTTTGTGGCGCTCCACGGAGCCTTTGCTCTCATAGGTTTCATGCTGCGTCAGTTTGAACTTGCACGTCTCATCGGAATCCGTCCCTACAATGCGATTGCTTTTTCAGGTCCTATTGCCGTATTTGTTAGTGTATTTCTCATCTACCCTCTCGGACAGTCGAGTTGGTTCTTTGCGCCGTCCTTTGGCGTGTCGGCAATCTTCAGATTCCTTCTTTTTCTACAAGGATTTCACAACTGGACACTCAACCCCTTCCATATGATGGGTGTTGCAGGTATCCTGGGTGGTGCATTGTTAAGTGCTATTCATGGTGTTACAGTAGAAAACACATTGTATCAAGATGGTGAACAAGCAAACACATTCAAGGCTTTCGATTCAACTCAAGAAGAGGAAACCTATTCAATGGTTACAGCAAACCGTTACTGGTCTCAGATCTTTGGTATTGCATTTAGCAATAAGAGGTGGTTGCATTTCTTTATGCTCTTTGTTCCTGTTATGGGTCTTTGGACAAGTTCCATCGGTATTATTGGTCTTGCTCTCAATCTTCGTGCTTATGACTTTGTTTCCCAAGAACTTAGGGCAGCAGAAGATCCAGAGTTTGAAACCTTCTACACCAAGAACATTCTCTTGAATGAAGGTCTCCGTAACTGGATGGCAACTGTTGACCAACCACACGAGAACTTTGTCTTCCCTGAGGAAGTTCTTCCACGCGGTAACGCACTGTGAACCACTATCTGGTATTTGTATGGGGCGTGTGCTTCTCCCTCATTGCGGGAGGAGCCTTTGCCCTGATGTGGTCTAACATTCGTGACATCAATAAGATGATGGATAAACCACCTAAACCACGTCATCCAGAGGCACCAGCCCCTGGCGATGAGGTTATGTACGTTGATCTATCCAGAGAAAAACTGGAAAGAATGTACGACGGGGACTAGCACTCCCCTTTTTTTATGCTATAATACATCGAAAGGAGAATCCTTATGCACGGATCACTAGACCCAGACGAACGCATTATGACCAACCCAACAATCATTGAACAACTTAATACCATCGTAGAGAAACTGGGATGGGAAGAAGGAGATGAGATCTCTGTAGAAATTGGCGGCACTGCTGTCTCTGGTATCGATGTTGGTGAGGTCTATAATAAGAAGTGGCAGTCACCTATTGGCACTCGCAAGTACAACAAAGACGCCTTCATTATTATCAAGAACCAGGATCGTAGAGACTTGAGTAAGTCTGAACCTAATCCTGATCTCAAAGGACATCATAACAAGACTGAGAAGGAACTTGCTGCTGAACTTAAGAAGTCGGATGATGCAAAAATGTATGACACTTACAGCAAATGATTGGACTTTACTCTGTATATAATCCTAGGGGTGAAAAGATTGCTGACTGCGGACAGGAAAGAGATGCAGTCAATCTAATCTCTGGTAGGAACCGTCGATGGGACGGACACTATTATCAATTCACTCCTTTCCCTGGCGACATTGTTGATGTTGGTAAGACATATGAGTTGCCAACTGGAGATATTGTTGTTAATATGGACGGAGGAGTCGGAGGATCTTGGCATACGATTGAGACTCAACAAAAGTTGGAACCTTCTGACCTAAAAACATTTGACCCCTAAATAAATTTCAAACTATGTACGTCATTTACTCAAGAGATGGCTGCCCTTATTGCAGCAAAGTAGAGCAGGTTATGCAACTTGCAGAACTTCAACACGTTGTCTATAAACTTGGAAGAGATTTTGACAGACCAGAATTTTATGATAAGTTTGGTCAGGGCACTACCTTTCCAAGAGTATTGAAAGATGATGTACTCATTGGCGGATGCACCGAAACAGTAAAGTATCTTAGGGAACAGAAACTAGTCTAATGGAACAAAACCTCATCGACATATACGATTTGATTGAACATGCAATTGATAATGCCTTTGAGGGACGACTTAACTTAAAGTTTTACGACTACTTGAAAGATACAAAGATCAAAAAACATCAGGTTGACGAGTTCCTAAACAGTTCAACTTTATCAGAACTCGATTCACTGATTGTAGATCTAGAAGCATATCTAGAAGGTGGTTCTGATGATATGCATAAGCAATTGCGTGAGGGTTATGGTCACATCCCTAAACCACAAGCAAGAAAGATTAAAGTTTACTTGAGTGGCATCATCGAAGATGCTAGGAGATATAGTGATGACCGAAGACCAGGACGCAAAAAGCGCACTAAATAAGTCAGAACCCCAAAACATAAATCGGGGTGTTGAATTACTACTAAGGAATAGGAGGAGGATCCCAGAGAAGCCCAAAACTTTCCAAGTGAAGTTTGGTAAGATGGTATCTCTCTTCCGAAGAGAGATTGTATTTCATCTGAACTTTTACTTGGACATTAGAAAAAAATAGTCTGGAGTAGAAAGATGTTAGCAGTAACTCTCACGTTTGGAACGCTGTTTTCCATAATGATGTTTTTTGTAGGAGGTGTGGTAGGATGGCTTGCAAAAGAGCATCAATTCCAAACACAACCTGTCTTTACACACCCAGAGATGTTCGATGAAAATGGGAACATCCTTCCCGATGAAATTTTAGCAGTACGATTTGAAAACGATTATGACTACGACGAAGAAGAAGACAACGACTAAACCGAGAGCAACAACCAAGATCCCTGATCTCCCACCCAATCCATTTGTTTATGAGGTCTTGGAACTTGCATCGAAGCAACGTTCTGCCGCTAAGAAGGTGGAGGTACTTAAGAAGTTTGAGCATGATTCGCTGAAGAGTATCTTCATCTTTAACTTCGACGAGACAGTTATTAGTCTACTCCCTGAGGGTGAAGTACCCTACGGTGATGCAGAAGACCAATCAGTCTTTTCTGGGACACTCTCAGAGAACATTGCAGCAGAGGCCAGGGGTGGTGAATCCGCCACAGGTCAAGACATGGATGGTAGAGGCAAGACTTCTCTCCGCCGTGAGTGGCAGAACCTTTATCACTTTGTTAAAGGTGGCAATGATTCTCTCAATAATATCCGTAGAGAGATGATGTTCATCAATCTTCTTCGTGGTCTTCATCCATTGGAAGCAGAAGTCCTTATCCTTATCAAGGACGGAGCATTGGAAACAAAATATAAAATCACACATCAAAATGTAAAGGATGCATATCCTGATATTATTTGGGGAGGTCGTTCATGACAGCAGCTGTACAAGAACAAGAAACGCAAATGGCAGAATTTGGCGCAGACAAACCGCAGATTAATCCCTCAGACTACTGTTGTCAGATTCTGCAAGAGAAAACAACTCTTGAGGCAGCAAACGACAAGTCACTACCAAATGATGCTAGACTGATCTATTATATTGTAGATGGAGTTCAGTATATTGACTTGACCCGATGCAAGAAGACGGTTCAACTTTTTGATATGTACTATGACAAGTATGGAAAAGGTGCAGTACAGAAGATTGAATTTGGATTCGGAACAGTCAACCCCAAACTGTGGGGATACAAAAAACCTGATGACAAGAAAAAGAAATGAGTGAAGGATTTAAAGGTTTCGCTGATGATCCAAACAAGGATGGTAACATCCGATTCAATATCAATACAGACGAGATCGATAACATTATCAAAAAATATAAAGGTCTGAAGAAGTATCAAAAGTCTTCTATGTATCAGATCGAAAAACTGTCAGGAAATAAAACCACCATCGACAAACTAGTTGATGAATATGGTATGGATTCTGAAGTATTTGAGTGAGTGTGTTGACAGATATATTAAATAGTAGTATGATCTCATCATATAATTTCTAATCATGTATAAACCCTATTCACCAGAGTGGCACAGATATAGATATCTGAAAGAAGCCATTGACAAATACTTAGATGATTACGTCGATAATGATGTTATCCGTGATGATATTCTAAGTATTCTTGGTGATAGATCTGAAGCAGCATATGCTGAATTCAATAAGACTTCAGAATTAGAATCAAAACTTCGCAAGAACTAAAACATGCTATCTACCCAATATAGACTCCGTTTAGAGTCCATTTGTCGGTGCATCGCAAATAAAGAAGAGGTCCCACTAGAGGACATGATCTGGGCAGAGAAACTTGCTAAAGCACATACGCTTGCAAGAGACTGGTTACAGAAAGCAAGACGCCAAGCCTCACAAGATATTCAAGAGGGTAGTGTTGAAGATTTTATGAATAGGATGGGGTTAGGAGACCCCGACCCATCCAATTATAAAACGGGGTTTGATAGTGCAGATGAGATAAGAGATTGGTTTCAAAGAGATAAACCTGATGATTGGAGGCAACGTGACTAAATTTTTAATGTTTACAAAAGAATCTTGCGGACCATGTGGTCTGGTCAAGAGATATATTACTGCTCTTAAGGATCCCCGTGATAGTATTATTGAAGAGATTTATCTTGAAGATGTAAGTGATGAACCCATCTCTGAAGAGAACATTGAACTCGCAAGGAAGTATGGTGTGACTGCTACACCTGTCCTTGTTATTGCTGATGAGGAAGGGGAACTCTTAGAGACCTATATTGGTGGTGTACCCATCACACAAAACATTCGTAAGTTGTGGACGAAGTATAATGTTTGAAAAGATTACACCAGAGACTTACGAAAAAATGAATGAGGAGTTTGAGGAGGAAGGACTTGCATTCCGAATCATTGTTCCTACCCAAGAAGAAATCGACGATTGGAGGAAACGTGATTGACAACACATGCGTAGTTTACACAAACGGATCTCAAGAATGTGAAAGAGTATGTGCTCTACTTGAGCATTTGGGCGGTGAATACCATGAGTATAAACTCAACACACATTTCACACAGAGAGCGTTTGAGGCAGAGTTTGGGGAGGGTGCTGAGTATCCTCAGGTTGCAATCGGTGCCAAGCACATTGGTAGTTTGAAAGAGGCCCTTCACTACATGGACGAAAAAGGTATGTTTTTGTAAATTGTAACACAAGTTACAAAGAAACTTGACTATATAATTTAACGGGTTTATAATAACCCATACGTTCATCCAACATGGTAACTCTACTGTTGGCACTAACCTTAGCCCATCACGATCCGTCACCCTATGGGTGGCATATGTCTTGTGAAAGGTTCCTACAAAAAAGCGTTGAGATTCATTTAGATGGAAACCTAGACTTTAAGTCTAAGCGAAATCTAATGTTGTATTTCAAATCTAAAGTAGACGGAAAGTGTGACACTGTGTTATCATAGGACGCAAGTAAGTCGCGGAACGGAGCGTTCATCCCATGGTAGATCTATTATTGTATTCTGGTATCTACTGCACCGATGCTGCTGACATGATCAGTCGCATTGATGCTAACCAACATATCAATGATGAAGTCAAGGTTGAACTTATTGAAGTAATTCAAGAAGCAACACCTGAATGTCCATGGGACGCAAACGACTGAAGGAACGGGAAAACGGATCCTGCGTAAGCAGAGAAGGTTAACTTTCCATTTTTTCAGGAGTAAGACAAATGAACACCTTAACACTCATCAAGAAGCAAATCGACAAAGCAGCAGCGCTGCATGACGCACAAATCAACATCACCAAATATCGTGGTGTAGATTGCCAAGTGCATCAGGCAACTGAGGAAACTCATGGCACCTACTGCTATCGTGGACGCACCTATGTAAAGTGATATGGAAGCACTACAAATAACTGGGATCGTATCCCTTTCATCTGTAGCATTTCTATCATTACTTTACGGTGAGTTAACCCTCTTACAAAAGAGTTAGGGGGGTAAAATGCTGAAGATCAGACTTGAATATGATCTTCCAGTATTTGATCCAGATAAACATGATCCTGATAAAACATTTGCGTTTTTGACGTATCGTGGTGTAACTTATGCCAAATGGGTTTCTCTTAGATCCAGAGGCACACAAAACTGGAGAACAAATAACTGAGGACCCTTGACGGGTCCTCTTTTTTTGTCTATAATTAAAGGAAGTATATTTTTCCTATGGATAGAGAGAAACTAAAACTGATTGTGAGGAACATGAAGTCTCTTGTCGATGTACTAGAGTCTGAAGTATACTCTGATGTAGAAGCATACACAGATAAAAGGGAAAACTTTGACGACCCTGCTTCTTACTACGCACCCATTTCAGATTACGACGAAATTTTTAATGACGATGACGGATACCCTGACTAAACTTATTAGCGTTACTCCCGACGCAGAAAAGCACATGGCATATTGTGCCCGTGTGTCAAACCCTAACAACCAAGAGAACGAAAAGTTCTCTGGTCTCTTGAAGTATTGTGTAAAGCACCAGCACTGGTCTATCTTCGAGCAGGCATATATGACTCTGGAGATTAATACCACACGCGGCATTGCGGCCCAAGTGCTTCGGCATCGTAGTTTTACATATCAAGAATTTTCACAACGCTATGCTGATTCTACCCTACTCGCGGAGACGATCCCTCTACCTGAACTTCGGCGTCAAGACACCAAGAATCGTCAGAATTCTATTGATGATATTGACCCGTTTGTCCGTCAAGAGTTCCAGATCAAAATTCAAAAGCACTTTGATGAAGGAATGAAACTCTATCAAGAGATGCTTGATGCTGAAATCGCAAAGGAGTGTGCTCGGTTTGTGCTGCCCTTGGCCTGCCCCACCAGGATCTACATGACAGGTTCTGTGAGGTCTTGGATTCATTACATTGATTTGCGCTCTGCAAACGGCACACAGAAGGAGCATATGGACATTGCACTGGGTGCTAAGGAGATCTTTATCGAACAGTTCCCTGCAGTTGCTGAAGCAATGGAGTGGACTTGACACTCCGTAATAAATAAAAACATACTTGAATTTATTTTATGGCAACATATCCTGTTATTAATAAGACAACTGGTGAGCAGAAAGAAGTAAAACTTAGTGTTCATGAATGGGATCAGTGGAAGATTGACAATCCTGAATGGGATAGAGACTGGAGCGATCCATCCACCGCACCTGCTTGCGGTGAGATTGGAGAGGTCTACGACAAATTAAAGAAGTCTCATCCAGGTTGGAATGATGTACTTCGTAAAGCATCCAAAGCCCCAGGCTCCACCGTTCGCCCCGTCTAATCACACATGCCAAGAAGAAAAAAGTCTGACCAACCCATTGGTGTAGGATTGACTGCTAAACAAATGAAGAGAAAGAAACCGATCAATTCGGATCTTCTCAGAGATATTGAACCCCTTACAAACAATCAAGAATTATTGTTTGAAGGTTTTGGTAAAGGTCAGAACATTGTTGCATATGGCGCAGCAGGTACAGGTAAAACTTTTATCACTCTGTATAATGCATTAGTTGATGTACTCGATCAAAACACTCCATACGAAAAGATTTACATCGTTCGTTCTCTGGTAGCAACCAGAGAGATCGGTTTCCTTCCTGGAGACCACGAAGATAAGTCTTCACTTTACCAGATTCCATATAAGAATATGGTAAAGTATATGTTCCAGATGCCTAGTGATGCTGACTTTGAGATGCTCTATGCAAATCTCAAAACTCAGGATACAATTAGTTTCTGGAGCACATCATTCATCCGTGGAACAACTCTTGATAAGGCAATCATCATCGTTGATGAATTCCAAAACTTGAACTTCCACGAACTTGATTCAATCATCACCCGTGTTGGTGAAGATTCTAAGATCATGTTCTGTGGTGATGCAACTCAAACAGACTTAGTTAAAACTAATGAGAGGAATGGCATCATTGACTTTATGTCCATTCTTCGTTCAATGCCTTCAATGGATATCATTGAGTTTGGTGTTGATGACATTGTTAGATCTGGTCTTTGTAAAGAATATCTACTTGCTAAAATGGATCTTGGTTTATGAATTTTGTCCATCATAATTATCTCGGTGACGTTGAACTAACAAAAAAAGAAACAAATGGCATCCGTCTCTACAACCTTCCTAGTGGGGACTGGGTGCCTTCTATTACGTCTGTAACTTCTTTCTATAATCGACAGATCTTTGCCGACTGGCGTAAGAGAGTTGGTATTGAAGAAGCAAATCGTATCACTAAGAAGGCCACGTCGCGGGGAACAGACTTCCACGCGGCAACTGAACTCTACATGCTGAATAAAGAGATCAATTGGGATGAGTTCAAACCTCTGACCAAGATCATGTTTGCTCACGCAAGACCATATCTAGACAAGATAAATAATATACACGCTATTGAAAGGACTCTGTATTCAGAGTATCTTGGCCTTGCTGGTAGAGTTGACTGCATTGGTGAGTACGAAGGAGAACTGGCAGTCATTGACTTTAAGACATCTGAAAAGATCAAACCAGAGAAGTGGTTGGAAAACTATTTCGTTCAAGAGATGTTTTACGCCTCTGCTTACTATGAGATGACTGGCATCTCTGTCAAAAAACTTATCACCATTATGGTTACACCAGCTGGTGAGGTCGAAGTATTTGACAAACGTAACAAAGGGGACTATATTAAGCTACTAGTAAGGTATATTAAAGAATTTGTACATCACAATACTGGGACAAAAGATGGAGAATGATCTGGAAAAGGTCCTAGAGAAAAAGTTTTACTGCCCGTCTAGGTTTACACAAGAAATCGAGAACGTTGTTCTAGACAATCCTGAGATGTCGTATATCGATGCGGTAGTGTTCTTCTGTGAGAAGAATAATATTGACGTGGAGTCTGTATCTAAACTGATCTCTAAACCTTTGAAGGAGAAGATTAAGGGTGAGGCAATGGAGTTGAACTTCCTTAAGAGAACTACCCGGGCAAAATTGCCCCTTTGATTCCATTTTTGGGGGAAAAAAATCCCGGCAAAAATTTGACTCTATTACTTTTTTGATGATGCCATTTGATGCCTATAAGCAATACCTCTCTTTGAAGAATCACTTTACCAAAGAGAAGTATGATTACCACAAGTATTGTGGAAAGAGTCGTGCGACCGTACAATCTTTCTATAAAAGAAAAGACCGCTTCTGGTTTGAGAAACTTGCAAGAAACAAGTCAGACCAAGAGGTGGTTGAATTTTTTGTATCGAACTTTATCACCTGCACTGATCCAAGTAAGCTTTGGATAGGAGAAATGATACGCGAAGGTGAAGGTCGATATACTGATTGGAAAAAGAGAACCCAGTCCCTCTCTTATCTTTTCAAGGAAGAAGTAGAATGTCTGTTCGCAGACAATAACTTTGATTGTATGTTCGCAAAGGATGGAACACGCCATCCAGAAATCCTCAAGACATATCTTAGAGGTGAAGTATCTATTGAGACCATGGTCATTCTTGACAAGATACTTGGGTATCGGATAGACTTCGACCGTCATCTATCTGACCCAGTGTGGGAAACCGTAAGTTTACGAATTAAAAAGTATTCTTCGTTCCTACATATAGATGTATTTCGTTATAAAAAAATTCTAAAAGAGATCGTTCTAGGAGGAGTAAAGTGAGTTTCTTTGATTCTGAATTTGTTCGTTCTGAGATGGTTGAAATTTCAGAATTACAAGAAGACATCTATGGTAACGTTTTTAAGTTTCCATCGATGAGTAAAGACGATAAAATCAAGCATGTTGAGATGCTGGAGAAGTTGTTATCTAAACAACAGACCCTGTATACTCGACTGAGTTTATCTGATGACCCAGAAGCGATCGAAATGAAGCGACGTATTACAGACTCGGCTGTCCAAATGGGTATGCCTAAGGATGTTGATATGAGTGTTATCTTTAGTAATATGGCAACACTCTTAGATACGATGCGTCAGCAGATTGACAAGACAGGTTCCGACCTGTAGAATAACGAAGTCCACAAAGGCCAAATCCAACAAATCTAACAAATCCTATGTCTTTCGCAAATCTTAAAAAGCAATCTTCTCTTGGTTCTCTGACCGCTAAACTGGTTAAAGAAGTAGAGAAGCAGAATAATACTGGTGGCGGTGGTGATGACCGCCTGTGGAAACCAGAGATGGATAAGACTGGTAATGGTTACGCTGTAATCCGCTTCCTGCCTGCTCCTGATGGTGAAGACCTCCCTTGGGTCAAACTGTACTCCCACGCCTTCCAGGGACCTGGTGGATGGTATATTGAGAACTCCCTGACTACCACTGGTGGTAAGGATCCTGTCTCTGAGTACAATCGTGAACTCTGGAACAGCGGTATCGATGCAGACAAAGATACTGTCCGCAAGCAGAAGCGTAAACTGTCCTTCTATGCCAACATCTATGTTGTGCAGGACAAAGCAAATCCTCAGAACGAAGGTAAAGTCTTCCTCTACAAGTTTGGTAAGAAGATCTTTGACAAGATCATGGAAGCAATGCAACCTGAGTATGAAGATGAGACTGCAATCAATCCCTTTGACTTCTGGCAGGGTGCAAACTTCAAACTGAAGTTGAAGAAGGTTGCAGGTTACTGGAACTATGATTCCTCAGAGTTCGCAGCACCTTCCCCTCTCCTTGATGATGACGATGCCCTTGAGGCACTGTGGAAGAAGCAGTATTCACTGCAGGCACTGGTTGCTGCCGATCAGTTCAAGTCCTATGAGGATCTTGAGAAGCGTCTGAAGATGGTTCTGGGTCAGAAGCAAGCACCTGCTCGTCGCTTTGATGAAGAGACTGCTGACGAGGACAACGATCGTGGTTCTTATACTCCCGATTTCAACTCCCGTGATATCAAACCCGTCCCTCCCAATCTGAAGGAAGAACTCAACAATCTGAGTCCTACCAAGACTGATGAGGATGAAGACGATGCTCTCTCTTACTTCCAGAAACTGGCAGAAGAGTGATTAATCAGTTAGTCTAATATTACTAGATGATTTCAAGGTTCCGCTGATATAGTCAGAGGAACCTTTTTTGTATTTCATCTCTTTGTCAATATCATCTAGAATGACTGGAAGATATCTTGCTTTGATTAAAGATATATTTCTCTTGTCTTCTTCTATTCTTGTTTCATAGGTTAAGTTGGTGACTGGCGTAGATATATCACCAGTGGTTACAAAAGATGCTTGACCCTCTTCATAGTAAGTATATGATGCACCTTGATTTACGGTGAGACCTTCTTCTAAGAGGACGATACCTTTTTGGTTCTTGACTTCTATTGACTCATAGTGATGCACTTCATTCAATTTTTCATATGATCCATACTTATCAAGTACAAAGGAATCAAATGTGAGTTGTGGCATAGGCCATTCAGTTTGAATATTGATAATATTGTTTGATACTAAGACCAACCAGTCAAGTTCTGAGTCTCCGTAAATTTGATTCGCAACATTATCTGGACGATCATCGCCCTTTATTTGATATTTTTCAAAGAGAGTAGTGTTTTGGAAAATATCTTTTCTTAACTTAATTCTTCTGAAAAGATTTTTCATCTTGACTTGACTTCCAATTCTTGCATTGGAAGATCTATCAGCGTAATTAAAATCTGGAACGTAACTGAAATAACCCATTTTAGAAACCTACGTCTGCGTAACCGTCGCCATAATCATCATCAAATACTGGTTCAAGTTCGGAGAATGCCATCTGAACTGTATATTGTGTAGGAGAACCATCTGTATATGTTGCATAGTTTCCTGCAGGTGCATACTGAACTGATAAACCTGTCAGAGCACACTCTTTAAATTTGTTTAGGAATGGATTCAATCGTTGAGATCCTCCTTTATAATATCCAAGGAAGAATGTGTGTGGTGATTTTATGAATAAGAAACCATCTGATTTCTTAGGACTCATTCCTTGCTTCAATGTTCTAATAATTTGCAATACACTCTGAGATTCCGATGCACTTCTTGGAGTAAAATTAAAAGTAAAAGTAAACTTTCTAAGTTCTGCACCAGAGAACAGCAGTTCTAAGTTATTATTTAACACTGCACCTTCTATTCTTCCTAACGCATTTACTCCTGTGATTGATTTTGTTACTGCACCTTTTACTGCTGTTTTGACACCCTCTGCCTGTTGTTTAACTCCTGCTGCTACATTACCTGCAGCATCTCCAAGTGCTCCTTCAAGAGCACCTTGTACAAGTTCGGCACCAGCAACTTGTAGTGGATCTAATTTATCATCACCCCATCCAACATTGTTCTGATCACTGATTCCACCAGGAATAGGCAAGTAGATGCTAGATAAGATGCTTCTACCTCCTTGAGAGTTGGATCTAGGGGTGATTCCAATACTACCCTCAGAAGGCGTTACACCTCTAGGTTTATATTCAACCATCTGCAACTTTAAAAAGTCTTGGGTGTTAGTATCAATATCTTCTGGATATCTTATGACTTGTGCGTAATCTGTTCTTTGTTGAACGTTTGACAATCCACTTCCTGGTTCTTTTGTCGCAGTTGGTGATTGTTGAGTTCCTGCTGTATCAGGACTATTAGCATTGTTTCCAGATCCACCACCTACAACGTCAACGTTCTTTTTACCAACTTCAGTTAATCCACCTGCCGCAGCTTGCTCTTCATTTGCAAGTGCTGCTTCTCCTGCTTGTTTCGTCTGTTGTCTAATGGAACTTCTAAGTTGCGAATCAGGATTCTGTAGGGCTTTCTTTTCTCCTTCTGTCGCTGTAGATAAAGTTGTGTCGTTGGTTATTTTACCGTTCTTATCTGCGGTAACCTCACTAATCTTTACGGCATTATTTCCTTTCGAATCAGTTCTATATGTCTCTCTCTTAACGCTACCATCCGCCAGAGTAGTAACGTCAGTCTTATAATATTTTTCGGTAGTCTTGGTTGACGCTCTACCTTGCTTTTCGGTTACTTTGACTTTTGATTGACTACTAGTTGCCGACGCCATTAGATAGGTTTATTTTTAGTTATTTAGTAGGTATTTGGCATAAGGTAGAGACCTTACAGACTTTATCTCCATAGTAGGGATTTGATGAAATGAATTCGCACCAACTTCACCCCATCCATAATTTCTATATTCGCCCCAGTGATAGTTGATACCTCTAAACCCCCAACTAAAGAGTTCTGTCACTGCAACTAAAGGGTATTGGTCGTATTGTATGTTGGGTGTTGTAGGACTATAGACGAATGTATAGTATCCACCAACTTCAGGAACTAACACACTTTCAAAGGTATCTCTAATCAAGTCCATTATTTCATCGGGTGTTTCATTCCCGACAAGCATATCTTTGATCTCGAATCCCCTATCCATTACTTGATACCTAGTTCGTCTTCTGTTATGATTTTGAATTCGATCATTCTATCAGCACAAAATTCTTCAGCAGCTTTCCACTTTGCTTGGTTCTTTGCATACTCAGTTACTTCATAGATGTATGATTTTGTCTGTCTTTTGGGTGTTTTTGGTGGACGTGTCTGCTTCTTTGGTTTGACTTCAATCACATAAGTTTTAATCTTTCCAGAGTTCTCTCTCAACTTGACGATGAAGTCTGGGAAATACTTATGAACTCTATTGTCAATTGGTGACACATAAGGGATAGAGAACTCTTCAGAACCCCAAGAGATTACATTCTCATTCAAGTCGCACCACCGACACATTTTACGTTCCCAACTACTACGACATATGATATTGTTGGAATCGCCTTTATACTTCTTGGGAAAAGATGGATAGTATCTACTTTTATAAGTTTCTCCCATTATCTCTACTACATAATATATAAGGTAAATCTATTTATAGATGGCATCGACCAACGCACCGACTCCAAGGAGAAGGAGTTTATCTGATATCAAGTCAAACTTGATGAAACCTGCATTGACATCACACTTTGATGTCTTTGTCAGAGAACCCGCTGGGGAGTGGAGTAGTTTCAAAGCAGCTAATCAACTTTCTGGATTTGATCAGGAATTACTTCATCTATCTTGCTCTCAAGCATCTCTACCTGGGTCATCTTTTATGACTCACGAAGTCACTAGTGACTATACTGGTGTGACTGAGAAACATGCATACAGAAGAGCATATGATGGCAAGATTGATCTAACTTTTTATGTGATGATATCTCCAAGCAACACAAATTCTCAGAGTGCAACTCCAAATGGATATCTTCCCATAAGATTTTTTGAAACGTGGATGAAGTATATTTCTAATGAGGAAGATCAAGATCTCGATGCAGAGAACTATGCATATCGAATGAGATATCCAAAAGATTACTACGGTGGTCTATCTGTGTTAAAATATGAGAGAGATTACGATCCAGACTCATATTTGACTTACAATTTCATTTCGGCATATCCGATTTCAATCAATGCAATGCCAGTTTCATATGAGGCAAGTGATCTTTTGAAATGTACTGTTTCTATGTCATATTCAAGGTATTATGTTACTAGAAACAGATAATATTAATTTAATTTTCGTCTCTAAATAATCATACTGAAATAAATTTATAGGATATTATGCCTTTACCGAAGATTTCTACACCAACTTATGAACTTGAGTTGCCTTCATCTGGACAATCTATTCAATATAGACCTTTCCTTGTAAAGGAGGAAAAGGTTCTTGTAATTGCATTGGAGAGTGAAGATACAAAACAGATCACTACGGCGATCAAAACTGTTATTAAGAATTGCATTAAAACGAGAGGAATCAAAGTAGAGAGTTTACCTACCTTTGATATTGAATATCTCTTCTTGAATATTCGTGGTAAGTCTGTTGGAGAAGAGATTGAAGTTAATCTTATTTGTCCTGATGACAATGAAACTTCATCAACTGTGACTGTGAACTTGGATGATATTCAGGTAGTTAAAAATGATGATCACACAAATCAAATCAAGATTGATAATGAAATTATGATGGAAATGAGATATCCATCTCTTGATGAGTTTATCAAAAACAATTTTGATATTGCAGGAACCAGTGATATGGATCAGTCATTTGAACTGATCGCATCATGTATTGATAAGATCTATACTGCTGATGAAGTGTGGTCTGTTGCTGATTGCACTAAGAAAGAAATTCGTGAATTCATTGAGTCGATGAACTCCTCTCAGTTTAAAGGTATTGAATCCTTCTTCTCAACAATGCCAAAACTGAGTCATACAGTTGAGGTGTATAATCCAAATACTAAAGTGAAGAGTGAAGTCGTTCTTGAGGGTCTGGCAAGTTTTTTCGGCTAGGCATGGTCCACATGGACCTAGAGGCATATTATCGATTAAATTTTGCCTTGATGCAGTACCATAAATACTCATTAACCGAGATAGAAAACTTGATTCCATGGGAACGTGACATTTACGTTGCGTTTTTACAGCAACATTTGGAAGAAGAAAAGTTAAAAGCACAGCAAGCGAATGGCATCTAGTCTTGACAAGCTCCTAAAATCTATACGCGACGAGGCAAAGAAAGAATCTGCTCTCGTCGCAAGTGGTGGTGCGAAAAAGAGTCAAGATATTAGTGAAGAGATAGACGAAAGAATTTTAAGACTTCTTGGTATTGAAGATACCTTTGATATTGATTATGCGACATACAAAACTCTCTTGAAAGAGAGAATGGCTGCTGCCAGAATGTCGAAGAGTAATATTCCCACAGAAGAAACTGAGTTAATTACTGATGAGTTTAAGAGAGTAAAGACAAACGAAGGTAGATTTAAAGTAAAGAAGAAGAAAATAACTGTTTCGGATATTAGAAAAACAAGTCCACTAAAAAGAGTTGGTGCAGGAGCGTCTCAAAAACTACTGGCACCAGCACAAGATTTGAGTCCAATAGAAGAGATTTCTAACTCTCTTGGAAATATTGTAAGTCTCCTCCAAGAAAGGAATACTTTACTTAAGAAACAATCAGATAAATCTAGAAGACAATCTCAAAACGAAGAGAGAGCAGCAACTGAGTCTAGATTTGAAAATAGTGGATTAGGAAAAGTTTTAGAAGGGGCAAAGAAAGCTATTGCTCCTGTTCAGAATATCTTAAGTAAAATTTTTGAGATCTTTACGAAGATCGTTCTTGGCAAATTCATAATGAAGTTCATTGACTGGTTTGCTGATGATGAAAATCAAGGTAAGATTAAAGCGATCGGTACATTTTTAAAGGATCATTGGCCCAAACTACTTGCAGCATATCTACTGTTTGGTAATGGTCTTGGTAGATTCGTTGTAAAAATAACTGCGATGTTGGTAAAGGGTGCTGCTGTACTCACCACTAAAGTTCTTAAACAGTTATTTAAGTTTATAAAGTCAAATCCGAAACTAGCAGTGCTTGCTGGTGCTGCGGGATTATTTGCTGCTGGTGCTGCTATTCCTGCGCTGATGCCAGAAACAACGCAAGATGATGCAGATAAACAAGCAGATGCCGCTGCAAAAGAGAAAGGAAACGAACAGGCAGCAGCAGATATTAGAAAACAAAATGAAAATAGAGGCATTCTTGGTTCTATTAGTGATTTCTTTACAGGTGCTGGTCAAGAAAGAAAAGAACAAGCGCAGAGATTACAGACTGGTAAAGAAAAGAGATATGGATTCTTTGGTGAACTGAGTCAAGGTGGTAAAATTAACGGTCCTAGTGGAACTGATGTAATTCCTGCTCGACTGACAAAAGGTGAATTTGTTATGAGTAAGGGTGCTGTTGATACCTTTGGATCTGACTTTATGGAATCTATCAACGCTGCTGGTGGTGGTAACAACAGACCTAAGACTGTTAGTGGAACACTTTATGCTAGTGGTGGTGGAATGGTTGGACAATCTGATGAACCAAAGTCAAGACCTACGATGAGTAAGTATGACATAGAATCTATAGTTGAAAGAGTTGTTGATAGAAAGTTGGGAATACTAGGTAGTGGATCGATGAGCGCACCTCAACCAAGATCTAAAGAAACTGGATCTGGTGGTGGATCGATGAGCGCACCTCAACCAAGATCTGGTCAAGGTTCTAGAAGATCTAAAGCAACTGGATATGGTGGAGGATTCCTTAGTCAATTAAATCGTTCAGTTTCTGGAGCGTTTGATCGATTGGTTGGTAATAATAATCAAGTATCTGCTGTAGCAAAACCAACTCAAGCAACAGCGGTCTCTGCACCCACAGCGACTTCTGAGACGGCAGAAAAACGTCATAGTGAACTGATGAAATCTACCAGTCCTGAAAGGATTGCTTCTTATGATGCAAAACATGGCGATGGAGCATACGCTAAAAAACTACAACAAAAATTAAATAAAATTTATACATCTGAAAAAGCAAATGTTCCAACAGGTGAAATAAAACCAACAGGAAAGGTTGTTGGTAGAGAAAATTTACCACTTGCCACTCAAAAAATATTGGCAAAGATGGATGCTGAAAAAGCAACTGCTAAAAAATCTAATATGCAGTATACCAAAGATGGTAAGAAAATATCTGCAGAACAATTTAATAAAATTAAGAGTGGTAATATAATTCCTGGTGGTGGAAAACCAGGTGGACTTTTTGGTGGTATGTTTGGAGGTATGGGAAAACCACCTGGTCCTGCACCAGGTCAAAATGTTATTGATGGAAACATTGGTAAACCCACAAGACAAGAACAAAAAGATATTGATGCTCTTGCTGCTAAAAAAGAAAAACTCAGACAAAGTGAAGAACTTTTAGCTAAGATGACTGGATCGAAGGTTTCTGTGCCTCAACCACCAACATCTCCTGCTCCTAAGGTTATGTCTATTAATACATCGAGTGGTGGAAATAATAGTCAATCATCTTCATCACCATCAAATTCCTTACCTCAATTGTCCGCATCTTCCAGTTCTACAAGCAAGGGTAGAAACACAAAACTGTTTGGTATTTTCTAAGATATGGAACGAATCAGACTAAATCCAACATCTAAAAAAATATCAGCACAATCCCTCCGCAGTCAAAGGGGAGTGTTTGTTACTGGAAAGCAACTGATTAGCATCAGATCAAAAACAGTCCGCATCGAAAAGATGCTTGGTAAGGAGAATAGTATCCTTAAAAAGCAACTAGACAAACAGAGAATACAAACTCAAAATAAAAAGAGAAAGGAAAAAGAAGAAAAGTTTGAGAAGAAACCAGATGCAAAGAAGGAAGCAAAGAACGACGGTCTTTCAATGCCACGTATTGGATTCTTTGAAAAGGTCAAGAACTTTATAGGTAAAGTTCTTCTTGGTTTTGCAGCAATTCAGTTGTTACCTATTCTTCCACAATTAATAGAATTTCTACCTAAACTTGAAGGAATTCTTGATTTTGTTTCTAATCTTGGAATCGGATTTCTTAATGTGCTTGGTGGTGCTCTAGAAGGTGCATATAAGTTAAGAGAGAAAACCATTGGATTTATCGACCAGATTGGTGGTGAGGGTGCTGTCAATGCTTTCATGAAGTTTGAAAAAGCAATTGAAGCAACACTTACTGCACTGATCGCTGTTGGTGGTATTATGGCTATCGCTTCTAAAGGTGGTGGTCCTGGTGGTCGTAAAGGTTCAGGAAAACTTGGACGTGATCGAAGTGGACGTAAAGTATCCAAGTCAGCACAGAGAGCCTATGCGAAAAAATATGGAAGAGATAAGTTTATTGAGAGATTTGGTACGAAGAACTTAAAAAATCTTCCAAAGTCAATGCAACGTAGTGCTGCTACGAAAGTTGCAAGAAAAGCAACCACAGCAGTCCTTGGAAAGTCGGGTGCAAAACTGACTATGAAATTCGCGAAGAATTTTATTAGTCCTATTGTCAAGAGAATTCCAATCATTGGTGGATTGATTGACTTTGCTCTTAATTACTTTGTATTTAAAGAACCAGTTGGTAAAGCAGCATTCAAGGCTATTGGTGCTACTGTAGGTGGTGCATTGGGTGCTGCTATAGGATCTGTTGTTCCTTTATTTGGCAACATCGTAGGAGCTGTTGCTGGTGGTTCAGTTGGTGATTGGTTGGGTGGTTTAATGTATGATACATTCTTCTCTGGTAAAAAACCACTTGATACTTCTAAAGATTTTAAGAGTACCGAAAGCGGTTCGGCAGGTCAATCGACACCATCTGGTGGTATGGGTACGGGTCAAGTCCAGGGTGCCCCTTTGGGCATGGGACAGAAGCAGGCATTCGCTACTGTATATGAGTTAGCGAAGAAGCATGGTGCTAAGTTCCCAGAAATCGTTGCTGCTCAAGCAATGCACGAAACTGGATATCTGAGTGAGAATCTTGATAGTGTCTTCAACTCTACAGGAAGAACTAATGCATTTGGACAGACTGGTGATAGGGGATATGGTACAATTCCAAGAGCAGGATCTGCTGTTGGGTGGACAAAGTATCCAAGTTTGGACAAAGCAGTAGAGGATAATATTAAATTATGGCACAGAGTTTCTCAGCATCCAGGAAATTATGAGGCATTTAATACGGCTATAGAAGGTATTGCTTCAGTAGCCCCTGTCTATTCTCCTAATGCTGATCCAGCAAATATTAGAAATGGATTTACTGTTGATGCCTACAGTAAAGGTATGGTAAAGATTATGAAGAGTATGGGATTTGATCCATACAAATCAAATAAGATGAAAGATCTTAGTAGTGATGCTATGTTGAATCAGGTTACTCCTCTAATGGAACCTGCACAAAGACCAAAGATAGATGCTGGTGACGGAACTACTTCATCAGGAACAGGTTCTGGTGGAATGTATACTGGTCCTGCTGGCCAGATTGGTGCTGGTGCCGCATATCACGTTGATACTAAGTTCCACAAGAGTATTGGCATGGGCGGAATGATATCTGCAATGGATGAACTAGCAAATGCATATGCTGCTAGAGGAAGAGAAATTGTGTTCTCTGGTCAGGGATATGCTAGACTTAAAGCATATACCTCTGATCTCGAAAGCGAAGAGAAGAAAGCACTCTTGAATGCTGCAATTGATGCACACAGTCACTCCACATTTATGAGAGCAGAAGGATTCTTACCGTTTGATTATTACATTCCAAACATTGGTATCAGAGACCTTTACCACCCATCAACAGAGGGTGCAGAGATTCTGTTACCAAGTTTTGGTGGTAGTAAAAAGGTCGGTGCTCTTTATGGTGGTTATGGTAGAAGTGCTGACATCTATGATTCCTCTGGCAATCATGTTGCGATGACGGGTCACGGTGACTTGAGAAGATCTCACGTTGGAACCATTAATGGTAATGAAACAGTTATATCAATGAAGAATCAGACTCTCTTGTCACCTTCTGCGTCGGAGGCACTGGGTCCTGCTCTAACTGCTCAGATTGACTCACAATCTACTCCAGAAGGTATTAGAAGAGTGATGGAAGCTGCTGTTGGTATATCCGAACGCACCACATATGAAGACACTGGAGCACAAACTATCATAATCAACAACCAGACAATAAATCAAAACAGTGGTGGTTATGGATCTAAATCTATGGGCCCAATGACCATTGGTGCTGCTAGTGGTGGTGGAAGTGATTATGGTGAAATGTTGGCAGCTGGTCAATAAATAAGGTATAACCAAAAAGTTTTATGGCAGAGACGAATCTAAATTCAACGAAATCCGAATCAGGTGATATAAAAACTTTTTCGATTGCTTCTAATACAGGAGGTCAATCGATAAGTTTGAAGACTTCTATTACAGAATTATATTATTATGAAAGTATTTTAGATACCACTGTCAGAGTAAATATCTTATTTACTGATACTGGAAACTCTCTGGATGGAAAGAACATTCTCAGAGGACTTCCAATTGTTGGTACCGAGAAATGTGAAATTGCGATTGCAGATAATAGTGACAATGAATTAAGAGTAGAACTTCTTGTCGATGATGTATATCCTCTTGTTGAAGAAACAAGTGAAACCATAGTAAAACTTTCATTGACATCGAAAGAATTTGTTGAGAATGAATTGTCTAGAGTGAATATTAGGTTTGATGGAAAGTTATCCGATCACATATCCAAAATACTTACTGAGCAGCAATTTGTAGGAACCCAAAAAGATACTGATATTGAGGAAACAACAAATAACTATAACTTCATGGGTAACAACAGAAAACCATTTTACATATGTTCTTGGTTAGCTAAAAAAGCAGTTCCTTCTACAGGTGGTCTTGGCAAGACTGCTGGTTATTTTTTCTATGAAACTAGTCTGGGTTATAAGTTTAAGTCTATTGATACTCTAATGAAACAGAGTCCCAAGAGAAAACTTATTTTTAATGACACACCAGACTCTAGGGGCGCATCGATGCCAGAGGGATATGATGGAAAAGTTTTACAGATGGAAAGTAGTGGTAATATGAGTTCTCAGAAAAAGTTTGAGGGAGGCGCATATAAGAATCGACACATTAAATTTAATCCATTCAATTGCGTTTATGAAGTCATCAACCAAACAAGTGAAGAAACAGAAGGTAGTCTTGAGTTGGCAGGTAATGAACTCCCAAAACTTAATCCAGAACTTGACGGTAAATTGAATAACTTTACCAAATCAACTTATTCTTTGGCAGATACGGGAACAATTCCATCTGGATCATCTGAAGAACAGGTTGGTAAAGCTAAAGAGGTAAACTTTGATACTGGAAGTATCGTGAATCAAGCACAAATGAGATACAACCAGTTGTTTACTATCAAGAAATCTATTACAATACCAGGAGACTTCAGTCTTAATGCAGGTGATACAATCTTTTTAGATGCACCAGAAACCAGTGAGGATAAGTTAAAGCAAAAAACTGACCCCCAAACTGGTGGACTATATATTATAGCAGATTTATGTCACTACATTAGTCCTGAACGTTGTCTAACTAAACTCAACCTTGTCAGAGATTCTTACGGAAGAAAGGTAACCTAAAATGGCAGAAAAAAGAACAATCGAACAGCACATTGAAGACGACAAAAAGATCTTAGAGGATCCAACTGTATCGCCACAAATGCGTCGTCACACAGCAGATGAACTACATGAACTTGAAGAGTATGTAGAGCATCATAAGAAAGAGATTGAAGCAGGCGATCACCACGATCCAAGTTACTTAGAACTCTTTTGCGATCAAAATCCATCAGAGCCAGAATGTTTAATTTACGATGATTGATAACTAATGGAAAACGGAGGACTTTTCACACCTGGTTTTGCAGGAGCACAGTTTAATTGGTGGATCGGACAGATCGCCGATGATTCAACTTGGCGTGATAATTCCTCTGCAGGAAAAATTGAAGAATCCAGTCAAGTTCCTGGTTGGGGTAAACGATATAAAGTAAGAATTATCGGATACCACGATAAGGAAGAAGAAACTGTACCTTCAGATCAACTTCCTTGGGCAAATATAATGTATCCCGTCACTGCTGGTGGTGGGCAAGCAAGTGCATTCCAATCACCAAACCTGAGACAGGGTAACTTTGTCTTTGGTTTCTTCTTGGATGGACAGGACATGCAAGTTCCTGTCATCATGGGTGTTCTGGGCAACAATGCTCAGACTGCACTAAAAACCACAGCAGGCACAACAGATTCAAACTTTGGACCTACTAGTGGTTTCTCAGAATCAAGTAAGGGATCAACGGATCCAAATAGAAAAGCACCTGATGCTGATCTAGTAGTCAAAAAACCAAAGTCTCAAGCACAGAAGGATGATACCAGTCCTCCCCCACCTGGCACTAAACTCAATAAGTATGGGTTAGACCCCAGCAAACCGCTGACTAGTGAGCAGTTAGCAGACTCTAAAGCAGCCAGAGCAGAAGCAGATGCTAGAGGTTTGACTGAGACTTTGGCAAGAGAAGACTTCGTAATGAAGAAGGTTGCTGAAGGAATTGCTGCCAGAAAAGCAGCAGCGGAAAGTCCTGATTCACCTTCACAACCAGGAGCAGTAAAAGAAAACGCAGATAACTTCCACCAACAGGCAATTGCAGACGTAAAGAAGAATAATCAAATGATTCGCAAAGTTCCTCTTGCGAATCCTTATGATAGTGTGAATTCTTCCATGAAGAATATGCAGATTGTCTTAGAGAATCTGACTAATGACATCACTAGTATATTAGAAACTGCAACGTCATATGTTGATGCAGCATCTAATGTTTTAGGAGAAATTGATGTTTTAATTGAAAGTGCAACTAAAAAACTTGCAAAGTATATGAAACCCATGATGGATAAGGTCATGGAGTTTATCACTAAAACAGTGCAGGCCGCAATGGCACCTTTAAGTGATACAGTATTCCCCAATATGAGAAATATAATTGGAGATCTTCAAGAAAATGTCACTACAATGATCAATTGCCTTTTCGAAAAGGTAGTTGCTGGTCTCGGCGGACAAATGACAGGACTTTTGAAAGATGGGTTGGGTTTGGATGCTTCAAGCAATCCTGCTGGACTTGGATCCTTTTTAGAAAAACTTGATACAGAAACTCCTACTCCTCCTGATTCATTTCCAAAAGTTCCAATGTGTTATTGTGAAACTTTAGTTGGAGACTTGTTAGCTTCAAATAAACAAGAGATCACTGATAGTATTGATAATGTTATCACTAATGTTGGGGGATTCCTTGAGGGAATCACTGCACAAATGGAAGAAGTATCTGGTGGCATATCTGCATTAGGTGGTGGCATTCCTTCTATGGATGGGATCATGGGTGATATGGGATCTGCATTGAGTTTTGATAATATCAAGTTAAGTGTGTTTGGTTGTGATCTTGAACCTAAAGCTTCTATTAGCGATTTCTATACCTTTGCTACTGGTTCTTCAGGCGTTGAATCTTCACAAGCACCAAATTTATCTGAGGTTAGTGAGAAAGCAGCTGCAAATGAAGTTGCGTTAAAACCACAAGAAGAAGTTCCATTTGCATCTCCAGCAAGAGATGAGTCTGATGTGGATCTTGCTGCTAGAATCACTGCAGAAGAGAATTCTATTTCCGATGTTCCTGCAGACCAAAATCCAGACCCAGCATCAAACACAGTAGTAAGAGATGATGTGGGTATTGATCAAGCATTACAAGATTCGCAGAATCAAGTACCAGTTCAAGACGGGGATATTGAACTGCTGTGATAAATACTAGAAATCAGAAAGTGTATATCTGAATTAGAATGGGAAGTCAGTTATTCGGACCTCTAGATAAGAATACGGGAATCAAGGTTGGATATATTGATCCAAAACTTGGATTCGTTGACGGACTTTCAGTGTCTGAAGCAAACGATCATGCAAAGAAAGATCCTGGCACAACGTTTATATTTAAATCGGGAGATAATATTCTTAAGTATTTGAATATCAATGAGGTTAATGCTCTAACTACAAATGATTTACTTCGTGATGAACCCAGTTGTCCTGGGGTAAATCAAAAAGAAAAAGTAGGACCACCCAATATTTCTTTAAAAGGTGGTGGCGGTATTGGAGCTGTTGGAAATCCTATCGTTGGTGAGGATGGATCCATTCTTGCTGTTGATGTTGTCCGCACAGGACATGGATATGCATTTCCACCCATAGTAACTGCCCATGACGACTCTCATACTGGAAATGGTGCGGTCTTAAGAGCAATTGTTGGAGAACAAGTAACTGAAGTACTCCAATATTATGACAGAGTTGAGGACTTTGAAGATCCTTTGAAACCAGGTCCAACTAAAACTCCTGCGGGAATTTTGTGGGGTCCCAATGGAGAAAATTTGGGAGTATGGAACCCTGGAAGCGTTATTCCAGTAGATGATGCAGATCAACCTCTTTCTAGGGAAAAACAAAATCAAGATTTCCTAGATGCTCTCCGTTTATCTCAACCAGCTGAATTCTTTAACACAAGAAAAAATAAACCATCAAGAATAACTAGCAATGATCCTAGGGTAAATGGTAGTGTATATGAAGTAGAATTTCCTCAGTGGGGAGATTTTATGAATCTATATGCAATTTCACCAAAATCTCCATCAAATGTAGATGGAAGTGATTATGCTGGAGTTTTGTTTACTTATGAATGGAACTTAACTTTCCCAACAACTGGCAAGTATACGATCAAGGGTGCTAAAGATAATCAAGGAAAACTTTATATTGATAATGAATACGTTTCAGATCTTAATGACTTTAACGATGGCATCAAACCGATCAAGAAATTTTATGAAGCAGGAAAACACATTGTAAGATATGATCTTTTAAATACTCCACAGTATGAGGATGGTCAAGATCGCACAAGTAGTATTCAAAACGTAGAGATTTTCAATACGATTGATTATCAAAATAAGGCTGATAGAAAATTATGGAGAACTAATACTTTTGGTTCTGATGGATTCCTTGATCAATATGGCATTTGTCCATTCAATACTACGAAATCTTTGCCCGACAATCCATATGCGGGAACACATACCATTCGTTGGAATAATGTCAAGTTTCCTAATGATGGAAATTATGTGATTGAAGTAGCAGCTGATGACAGTGCAAAAGTCTTTATTGGAAATGGTGAAGGTAATATTGATAACGGTGATGAAGTTGTTATCGAAAAGAATGGATTCAAACCAAACACTAATAAAGCAACTGGGGTATCAAATTACATTAAATTCTTTAAGGCAGGAACATATAAGATTAGAACGGAACTAACCCAAAAAGAGGGTGGTAGATTTAATTTCAATCCAGATGACGATGGTAATCTTAAGTCAGATGTTCAAGTTAGATTTGTAAACGACGATAGTGGATATGCGTTGGAAGTAACTGGTAGTGGATCCGCAGAGATTAGTTTTAATCTGAAGACAAATAACACCTCAGCGGGAAATATTTCATCTATCATTATTGGTAATGCCAGATTGAATAGAACTAGAACAGATACAGGAACTATTACTGGAACTGGATCATTTGAAGCGGGACAAAAATATCCAATAGATGTTAGAGGAGCTTCAACAACATCTGGAATAAGACTATCCAATAACAATATAATTGAATTTGGTGGTGACGTACTGAACATCGGTAGAATTGTAAATATCACAAATTCATCAGGAAAGGGTTCCAATCCCATGGCATTTGCTATGAAGATTACCTCTAGTTTTGCAGGTGATAGATCTAACATAGCCAAAAGATCTTGGAATCAAAATCCAATGGGTCTTGCACTCATTATTGATGCACCGCCACCCACTTTTGATTTTGGTGCTCAGGGTTCGCTTACCTCTCAAGAAAATCGTTGTCCTCCCAATCCACTTTGGACAACTAGATCTCCTGGTGCTCAAGAGCAATGGTATCCTGTAAAATTTCCTCAATGGTCAAATTTCATGGACAGGTATGCGTTGTCTCCAGTCAAACCATCGACAGAACCAAACACTGATGGTGGTGGTGTAGTATATTCAAATACTTGGAATGTTAATGTAGATTTTCCAGGATTTTATGCATTAAAGGGAACTGTCGATAATGGTGGAAGAATTCTTGTTGATGGGAAAGAAATGATACGTGGAGGTTTGATCAGTAGTCCTCAGACTAATCGAAAAGCAGGTAAACTTGAGGGATTCCAATCAAATAATCCACCATACACAAAGTTTTACTTGGATGAGGGATTGCATTCAATTACCGTTGAGGTTGAAAATGAAGCAAGGGGTCCAGTAACTAATATAATGAGGCAGATTTTTAGTACTCAAACTTGGCAGAATGATGCGAAAGCAACTAAAACTCCATCAGTAAAGGTTTCATACAATGGCGGTAATGCTTTGCGTAGAGGTTTGGCTATAAGTAAGGATAGATTGAAAGTATACATGAAAGACGGTGCAGATAATGATGTAAATTCTACACTGTCGATTGTATCTTCTGATAATGGTGCTCGATTTGCTAAGGATGGAAAATCTATTAAGTATGAAAGACCAGGAACAATAAAAGTAAAACTTAAATGGGAAGATAGTACAGATATTGCTGGAGTAGCAGTAAAAAGTATTGATGTTGGTGGCGTAAACCTTAAACAGAAAGGAAACAAAGGAGAAGTAACGGGTTCGTTTAAAGTTCAAGGTGAAACTGTCATAGGTGGAATTACTAAAAGTGGATCACAAAGAGGTGGTGTGACCTATACTGGTCCAGATCTCTTTAAGTTTAATAATTCCGCATGGAGCGGTTTTATGAATAAAAATAACGTATCTCCATATGCACCACCACTAGATGAACACAATCCAAACTTAAATGAAACGAAAACATACACCTGGACGAGTGTAGACTTCCCAGATAGTGGTAGTTATCATTTTGAATTGCAGGGAGACAATCTCGCAAAGGTTTTTGTTGATGATAAATTAATTGCTGAGTGGGGTGGATTCGCAGGAGAACCATATAAAGCAGATGTTAATATAACTAGAGGAAAATATACTGTTAGAGTAGAATCTGAGAACGGTTCAGTTCCCCCAAATTTTATATTCAACCAAAATTCAAATGGATTTGCACTAGTAATAAGTAGATTGACTAGTGCTAAATCTAGTAGCGCATCCTGGGCATCCAATCCCGTTGGAATTTCTGCAGTATTGGTTTCTCCACCATGTCCCAGAAAAATTAGAGGAAAGGGACTGGTCACTGATATTATCGTTGAAGAACCTGGTAATGGTTATCAAGGGGCATCATCAGGAGACAGAGGATATCCAGTTATTCTTCAACTGAAAGAAGTACTTGTCAAGGATCCTGGTATAAATTATAATTGTGGTGTGGATGAAATTGAAATTATTCCAGATAATGGAGCAGTTCTTGATTATGAATGTAGTCCCTTTGGCAGAATAAAAAAAATAAATGTTGTATCTCCTGGAACATTTACTGCAACACCAATTATCAGAATGAAATCTGAGACTGGTGTAAACTTTGAAGCAACACCTGTCTTTGAAGTTATCAGAGATCCTATCGGTGTTGAAGAAAGGATCATTCAGGTAACTGATTTGGTTGGTCTCAAGCAGACTGGTTATTATCAAGGTCGTGCATATTATGGTTCTGTCTTCTACAAAGACGGTATTAAGTATGCTGGTTACTATGAAACTCCTGGTGAACTGGTTCAAATTTATGATACTCTACAGGAGAGTATTGATGGAGAAATCACAACACCTCCATCTGCAATCCAGAGACAGGGATCTGATGTTAGCAGCAACAATTCAAGACTTAATCTTCCTGGAACTCCAGAAAATCTTAACTAACGAATATGGCAACACCACAGAATAGACAACTAACAAAAGGTGGGGGTGGAGAAAATTCTGTAAAGCAGAATTATACTGGTCATCGTCTTGGTACAAATGATGGAGAGATTCGTTTCGGTCAAATTGATAAAGACGGAACTGTAACTTCTGGATGTTATCTAAATGCTAAAGATGGCAGACACGTCTTTACAATGGATAATGATGGTCCAAGAAAAGGATGGACTACGAATATATCTCCAGGTCATTTCCAATTGCAGTGTGGAAGCGACTCTACCAAAGAGGAAGATTCGCTAGTTCTTTATGCAGATAACGGTAATATTGTTATCAATGCAGGCAATGGAAATATGAGGTTCATTGCTAATAATTTTGAGTTTACTGCTCAAGGTGAAGATGGAACGGAAGGAAACTTTAAGGTAGATGCATCTCAAAGTATTCTTCTTGATGCCAAAAAAATCCAATGCACTGCAAAGAACTTTCTAAAATTGTCATCTCCTGGTAAAATGGAAATATGTGCTAATGAAAATCTAAAATTATACGGCGGAGTTATTCGCGGTGTCACCAATGCTGTTGCACAACTAGATAGTAAACTTGGTGGACAAAATTTCTGGCAAGATCAGCAACCATCATAGGAGTAAGTAAATGTCGTTTTTATTTGATGATTTGGCTATAGGTGGCCAACAGACTGTCGGGGCAGGAATGCCCATCGTATTAGGTCTTGGTCAATCAAAAATCAGAGGTTCTTCATTTGTAGAGGGACCACAACTAATCGGTAGTGCTACCACTTGGCCAATTTTGGGCGCAACTCTGATGGTTGCACCATTAGCTAATGAAGATGCTTCAACTCCTTCTATTCCAGGAGGACTTTGTGGCGGACTCAATAATCCATACTCTCTTGGAGTCATAGGTTCATCTGCTTTTCTAGGCCCTGTAGATACAAATGATACAGTTCAAGTCGGTCTGGATTTATATGCTCAAGGCAATGTAATATCTAACTGTGGTGGACATATTCTTGCTGCAAAGAAAGACTTTGACATTCAACACCCGACAAGAGAGGGATGGAGACTTAGACACGTTGCACCTGAAGCGCCATATGCAGATGTTTATGTGAGAGGTAGGGTAAAGAATAAAAAAGAAATTGAACTACCTAGTTACTGGAAAGGATTAGTTGATCAAGAATCAATTACAGTTTCTCTGACTCCTATTGGTTCTCATCAGAATGTGATTGTTAAAAGGATTGACGAAGACAAAGTATATCTTCAAGCAAATGGAGGAATGCCAATTGATTGTTTCTATCATATCTTTGCAGAAAGAAAAGACTGTGAAAGAAATATTGCCGAATATGAAGGAACTTCCCCTGAGCATTATCCAGGAGACAATACACAATACCTGCAATCAGGTAAATCATAAGGAGATTGAATTATGTCAGAATTTGTAGAACAGGAAATAACGCCCCAGAAGGATTGTGCAGATTATCCAACATGGGGCCAACCATCCACCAGTTACTACTATATTTTCAAGGGTAATGCAGATGAATCGCAATATCCACCAGACGCATGTGAACCTTGGTATCATCAGACAGCACAGATTGATAGTCTTCAGGTAAATACTTCTATCATTGGCGACGGTGAGATTAATATTACTGGCGAGATCACAGCACCTATTTTCAATGGTAGTGCTACATCAGCAAAAGTTATCGGTGGTGCATTTGACATCCCACACTTCAGAGATGAAAAGAAAAGGATTCGTCACGTCATTGCAGAGGGTCCAGAGGCAGGAATCTATGTTCGTGGAACTCTGAAGGACTCTAATAAAATTGAACTACCTGAGTATTGGGATGGTATTGTTGATCCAGAAACCATTACAGTAACTCTTACTCAGATTGGATATTCTCAAGATCTTATCGTTGAAGGTATTGAGTGGGGCAAAGTTATCAAGGTCAAGTCTGGTACTGGAGCAAATATTCATTGCTACTATGAAGTATGGGCAGCACGTTACATTAATCCACTGGACCATGATGAAAAACTCCACGTTGTATACGAGGGAGACAGTCCTGAAGACTATCCAGGCAATAATGAATACTATTTGGTTGGTGGATGGGATTACGACCGACGTGAGACCAAGTGGAGGCGTCCAGATGAGGAACTGGACTCTGTGAACCTTGACCCATAACCCTATCTGTCGTATAATAAGCAGGTAAACAAACAAACCCCATGCAAGACGAGTACCTGACCCGCTGTGTCGTTGATCCTGTCAAGCGTAAGTTTTATCTGTATTCAAGTGAAGGTGATGAATGCACCGTGGACTGTGAGACCATGGATCAGTTTATGAACGTGCTTGAATTTGTGCGAGACACTACTCCCGATGATGTATTGGCCTATGCCAATCCTCTTTAAGTTTTTATGAACAATTATTCTGCTGACCTTTACAAAGAAATCCTAGAGTGTTACGATTATGAGACCAGAAACCCGACAATCTATGGAAATGTTATTCGCGGCGAAGTGGAATTTGCCCAAAGCAGCGAAGAATGCAGGTCTAACCAACAAGGAGATGAAAATCACCTTTAACGAATATTGCAGATTTCATCCTTCTACCTGGGAAGGTTGATTTTTTGGGAGTGTGGCGGAATCGGTAGACGCACCAGACTTAAAATCTGTTGAAGGCAACTTCGTGGGGGTTCAAGTCCCCCCTCTCCTACTACATAAAGTAAAAAATGAAACTACTAGAACGAATTGAAGAACTTTCTAAAATAGGATTAACTGAAACTGGCATCTGTCGTTCTGCGGGTAGTAAAGAAGATCGTGATGGAAAGAATCTTGTAGTTTCTTGGATGTTAGAAGATGGTCTAGAAGTTAGACGAGACAATTATGGAAATATTATTGGAAGAATGCCTGGTTCTGGTCCACCAATTGTAACAGGATCTCACACAGATACTGTAGCAACTGCTGGTAAATATGATGGTGTTCTTGGTGTTCTAGCAGGATTAGAAGCAGCAAGAGAGTTGAAAGGTAAAATTTCTAGTCCATTGGAAGTTGTAATCTTCCATGACGAAGAAAATACAATGTCTGGTTCTATTGGATATTGCTCCAAAAAACCAAATATCAAAGCATTTCTAGAACTTCACGTAGAGCAAGGTCCAGTACTTGATTTTCAACAGTTAGATGTTGGTGTTGTTGAGGGTATCGTTGGTCAAAGAAGGTGTTCGGTATCTGTATTTGGTCAAGAGAACCATGCAGGAACCACACCAATGAATATGAGAAATGATGCTCTGGTCAAAACAGCAGAGATCATTACTTATATCAATCAAAAAGCACTAGAATGTGATGGATTGGTTGCAACTGTTGGTGTATTGGATGTATTTCCAAATGCTTTTAGTGTTGTTCCTGGTCAAGTTGATTTCACCTTGCAAGTTCGAGATTTGGATTCTAAAGTTATGGAGGAATTTGTTGAGAACGTATGTAAGGAATTTGATCTTAGATATGAAATCGCACACCAATCAGAACCAGCATTATGTGATAATACTATCAAGATGTGCATTTCCGAATCTTGTGATGAGTTGAATTTAAAGAGTATATGGATGCCTTCTAGGGCATCACATGATGCTCAGAACTTTACTTTCTGTCCTATGGGTATGATCTTTGTCCCTTCTATTGGAGGTATTAGTCATTCACCAAAAGAGGACACAACTGATGAAATGTGTTATAATGGAGTCAACGTCCTTATCAATACTATTCTAAAGGTTGATAAAGCGTCCTAAATATTCAAAAAGGTATCATATGAAATACCGTATCGACACTAAGTATTGTTGGTATAACAATAAGTCAGTTATTGTTCTGATGTATTTCATTCAAGGGACACCATTTACTTTTGATGATTTACCTCATCAGTCTCTACATTTAACAGAAATTATAGAGGCAGCAAATGAAGAAAGATCTTGGGAACCAGAAGAAATCTATAAGGCTTCTTCATATCTAATGGAAGAGGGTTGTCATCCTCTGATGTTTGATGTAGAATTAGAGAATCCAGAGCTCTTACCTGTTGATCAGGAATAATGCCTCTGTAGCACAGTGGTAGTGCAGTGCTTTTGTAAAGCAAAGGTCATCGGTTCAAATCCGTTCGGAGGCTTAAATGAAAATCAATCTCTGGTATAGTAAGTCTATGGCCCAATGGCGTTGGACTTTGGTTGAAGAGTGGAGAAATGGAGTAAGTCACAGAGAGCAGCATTCGGGTCAACAACCTATGCTTCGCGATGCTATGAATGACGTAGCTAATACTGTAGAATATATCTTGGAACAGAAACAAGATAAGTAATATTACTTAAATGAAGAGCGAATTTTACATAGATAGAGTTGATAAGGAAAGTTGCAAAAATCTACTTTACAACTATCATTATCTAAAAGACGAATCTAAGGATTTCAAATCTGGGTATAATTATGGACTTTTCAAGCATACTGACTGGGAATGCCCTCTTAGAATTGGCGGGTGCCTTGGTGTTTGCATTTTTACTGGGCTCCCAGTTCCAGAAATAGCAAAAGGTGCCTTTGGTCTGGAACGTGATCAACAGGAAGGTTTATTTGAACTTTCTAGATTGTGTATTGACCCAGATGTTCAAAAAGAAGAATATAACATTACCTCTTGGTTCGTCAGTCGTTGTATAAAGAGGTTTCGGAAAGATGCAAATGTTCGCGCTATTCTTAGTTATGCTGACTCTGCTCACCATAGCGGAATCATTTACCGTGCGTGCAATTTTAAGTATTATGGGTTGACAGACGCCAAAAAAGACTTTTATTATGCTGATGGAACAAAGCATTCTCGTGGTTCTGTGAAGGGTTCTGATGGGGAATGGCGTGATAGAACTCGCAAGCATCGATATTTGATGGTCTTTGATAAGCAAATGAATGTACTATGGGGATAAATATCTAAAAAAGAAGTTGTTCAGATGACTCGCGCAAGAAATTTAGCGAATTTAGCGAATGTAGATACATTTACTGTTGATAGCAGTGATAGAGTTGGCCTAGGGACTAATAATCCATCAACAAAATTACAAATTGTAGGATCTACAAATTCAGCAGATAGCGCAGGTGGAACTCTTGGCATTAGGCAGAAAGGTGATACATTTAATGATGGTATAACACTTACAAGTTCACATGCAAATTCTGCAAGATTTTGGAAAGACTCTGATGGAAAACTTCATATTTACAACACTGGAACAGGTAGCAATCAATTTGTTTTAGATAATGCCGGCGAAGTTGGTATTGGAACTGATACTCCAACAGATAAGTTATCAATAGGATCCACGATTGGTTATCTTAATTCAACTGGTATTGGTGTATATAAACCACATTCAATAGGGTTAAAAAATGGTGTACTTGTATACACTGATGTTGGATACAATGCTGGTGGTTCTTATCAAACATCAGCATTCAAGGCAGTTGGAGTTAGTGGTCATGCTCTTGGAATTTCTACTGATGCAGGATCAAATGGTCTTGCTGGAACTCAAAATGCTTTCATAAATTTTGATGGATCTGCGTATTTTGCTGGTAAGTTACTATCTGGTGTGGAGACTTTTAGCCCAGGAACGCGAGCCGTTTTTGCAGGTAACAGTTCAGTAGCATCAGGTAATGGTGTCATATTCATTAACAGAGGGACTAATAATGCGTTGAATGGTGGCGACGGCATCGGAAATATTGAATTTGGTAATAATGCTGGCAATAGTTTTGCTAGAATTAGTGCAGAGGCTGGAGGAACGTCGGGAGCTAGTGGAAGTGGTGATTATCCAGGACAACTTAAGTTCTGGACGACGGCAGATGGTGGAAGTGCTCCAACTCAGCGAGCTATAATTACTAAAGATGGCAATTTTGGTATCAATGCACCATCACCAAATGGTCGTGTTAATATCTTTACCGATACTAATGAACACGCGCTTCGAATAGATCAAAATCATGCATCTGCATTAATTCAATTTCTTGAAACTGAGAGCACCTCTTATACAGGTGATGGCATCAAGATGCACTATTTTAGATCTAATACTACTGCCAATAATTTCATAGCCTGTGACTCTAATCATAGTGGAACTGCTGATCGAGAATTTACTCTAAGGGGTGATGGTAATGCTTATGCAGACGGCACTTGGAACAACAACGGTGCTGACTATGCTGAATTCTTTGAATCAACCACAGGCAATGCAATTCCTGTCGGTACAACTGTTGTCTTAGAAAACAATAAAGTTCGTGCAGCAACATCTAGTGATTCTGTATCATCAATCATAGGTGTTATTCGTCCTAAAGAACCTGGTCAAGCATCAATGACAATCGGTAATACTGCTTGGAACAAATGGTCAGGCAAGTATTTGACAGACGATTTTGATCGGTTCATTCTTGATGAACATGTCGTCTATGAATGGACAGAAACAGTTGAAGATGGTGATGATATTTTCCACAGTTACGAGTCCCACCAGATCCCCGAAGGTGTAACGATTCCAAGTGATGTTGTTGGTCTTACAACTGATCCTAAGGGTAATCGTTTTGTTCATTATCGTCTCAATCCAGATTTTGATCCTTCTTTGACTTATGTTCCAAGAGAAGAAAGAAACGAGTGGGTTATCGTTGGTTTGGTTGGACAGGTTAAAATTTTAGATGGTCAACCAATGAATGATCGTTGGATTAAAATGCGTGATGTCAGCGATACTGTTGAGGAGTGGTTTATCCGTTAATGTCTTGCTAAATCAAGAAACATATGTTATTGTATTAAAGGCGATACAAAACCAAACCCCTTCCGTGTGACTTCTAAAACCTCCTTCGGGGGGTTTTGTTGTATGATAAATAAATCATAATAGAACTCCAGTGCGAAGAAGATGCCACTCAGTCGCTTAGATAATTTCCTAAAAAATGTTCGTGGTAACATCCTTTACGTAAGTCCAAATGATTTGGATGCAACGGATAGTGTTGAAAACCAGGGTAATTCATTAGCGAGACCTTTTAAAACCATTCAGAGAGCCCTAATTGAAGCGGCAAGGTTTTCATATCAGTCGGGTCTGAATAATGATAGGTTCGGACAAACCACAATTTTATTATATCCTGGTGAGCATGTTGTTGACAACAGACCAGGATTTATTCCGGATGGGGAAAATAATTTTAGACTGAGAAATGGCACAACTACTGATGATCTGGCACCCTTTGATCTGACGACTAACTTTAACCTTGAGAGTGATAACAATGTTCTCTATAAGCTTAATAGTATTCACGGCGGTGTAATTGTTCCCCGTGGTACTTCTATCGTTGGTATGGATCTCCGTAAGACTAAGATCCGTCCTAAGTATGTTCCAAATCCAGAGAATGACAACATTGCACGATCTGCTATCTTCCGTGTAACTGGTGTTTGTTACTTCTGGCAGTTTAGTATTTTTGATGGAGATCCAACTGGAAGTGTATATACTGACTATACAACTAACACATTAGTTTCAAACTTCTCACACCACAAACTCACCTGTTTTGAATATGCTGATGGAGTCAATCCTGTAAATATCAGCGATGAGTTCCAGACTTTCTCTTCAACATCAACCGATCTTGATATGTATTATCAGAAGATTGGTAGAGTTTATGGTCAAGCATCTGGTAGAGCAATCTCTCCTGACTATCCAAGCACTTTACTTGATATCCAACCTAAGATTGATGAATATCGTATTGTTGGACCAACTGAAGGTAATATCGGAATTAGCACAATCACTGCATCAGGAACTACCGTCACAATCGGTCTTGATGGTGAACTGACTGGACTGGCAACTAATAGCCCAGTTGTAATCGAAAATGTTACTGCAAGTGGATATAATGGCAAATACGTTGTCAGTGAAATCGTAGATGCACGAACGTTTAGGTATAGAATACAAAATACCCCAACAGACCTCTCTCCAACTGCTGGTAACGCAACAGTATCACTTAGCACAGATACTGTTACATCAGCATCACCATACATCTTTAACATCTCTCTGAGATCTGTATTTGGTATGTGTGGTCTTCATGCAGATGGATCTGCAGCAACTGGCTTTAAGTCAATGGTTGTTGCGCAGTTCACTGGTATTGGTCTGCAAAAAGATGACAACGCATTTGTAATCTATGACAACACTGATGGCGAGTGGGAAGGTGCATCAGAGGGTAGAACAAATCTGAGCACTAATTCTAGATCAGTATATAAACCAGCATATAAGAACTTCCATATCAAAGCGTCGAATAACGCTATCATTCAGAACGTTTCTATCTTTGCTATTGGTTTTGCTGAGCACTTTGTTTGTGAAAGTGGCGGTGATATGTCCGTCACCAACTCTAACTCCAACTTTGGAGCAAGAGCTCTGATTGCTGATGGATACAGAGTAGACGCATTTTCACAAGACGATACTGCATATATCTCTCACGTTATTCCACCACAGGAAGTTTCTAACATAGAAAATCCTATTGAATTTAATGCTATTGATGTTGCTGCTACAGTTGCAATCACGACGACGAGTTCACAACTGTATCTGAACGGAGAGACTAATGCTGATGTTCCTCCCGAAAACGTATTTGAAGGATATCGCATTGGTTCTAGAACAAACGACCAACTGAGAGTTAATATCTCTCAATCAGGAATTACTACAGAATACACCTCTAGAATTGTGATGCAAGGCACACAGTCTAGTAGAGAGAAGTCATTTGAAGTTGGTAGAGTTGGAACTGCAAATAGCATTTCCTCTAATATCATTACCTTGACAGAAGATCACGATTTTCTTAATGGAGAATCTATCAGAATTACTTCTGACAGTGGTCAACTTCCCGATGGACTGAAACCAAATGTTCTCTACTTTGTTATCTCAGATAGTGCTATTGAACCAAACCAGATCAGAATTGCCGCAACAGAAAGTGATGCCTTAAGTTTTGATTCATCCACTAACCCCAATCAACTTTCATTCAATTCTCTTGGTGGCAAACTTACTATTGCTAGTAGAGTATCTGACAAGAAATCTGGTGATATTGGTCACCCAATTCAGTATAATACTGATGCAAAGAGATGGTTTATCAATGTCTCAACTGCTTCTACCGATAACCAAATTGGTATTGCTGTAAGCGATTATGCAGTAGCAGGCCTTGGTTCTGCAACATCTAGAACATTCTTCAATAGATGTAATGATAATAGAAGTCTTGCAGATAGACTGTATCGTATCAGATATGTAATTCCAAAAGGAAATTCAACTCAAGCAAGACCTCCTAGTGAAGGATTTATTCTCCAAGAAAGTAATACAGCTACTGGCATTACCACTGCTGAGGTTGAAAAGTATTTTGGCACAGGATCAATTGATGTCAATGATCTGAGAAATCCAAGTTTCATTGCTGATGCTTTATGGGAGACTGGTGGTACTGCAACAATCAATACTGAACTGCCACATAACTTAGCTGTAGGAAACGAAGTTCAACTTTATAATGTAAAGAGTTCCGAAAATACCAGTGGAACAGCAGATCTTGGATTTAACAGAACTTTTACTGTTACTGGAATCAGCAGTGCTAAGGCATTTACTGTTGGTATTACAACAGATCCTGGCACTTTCCAAAGTGATACTACAACGAGAAATCTTTCTCTGCCTTACTATAAGCGTAAGAGACTGGGATCTGTAAATACCATCTATCGTCAGGAAGAGGCGCAAAGTTATGTTCAGAACGAGCAAGATGGTATTTACTATCTTACAATTCTGAATAATTCTAACTCACCAATTGTTGCACCATTTACAGAGGAAAATTATTCTCAACCAACCACAAATCTTTATCCACAACTTGATAGAGATAATACAGTATCTGATCCAGAGGCAACACAATCATTTGCAACTTCAGATGTTATTGGACAAGTTATCGTTGATGATCCTAAGAAGAGTATCACTAGAGAATCTAACGATCAACTTGCCATAGACATTGGTACTGGTGTTGGAGTCACTGACATCGTAACCGGATCAGATGGTAGTTCTGTTATTCTTAAGACAGGTGTTGACCATGGTCTGAACAGAATTGTAACTGTAAGTCTGGTTCAGGGTGGTGCTGGTTATGGTAACAATTCTGGTTCAGCAGAGCAACATTACAATGCGTCATTGGTTGGAACTGCTAATTCTACCACAGGCGAACACGCAACTGCTAAGGTATTCATCAGTGCTGCTGGTGCAATCACCGACGTTAAGATCATGGACGGTGGTAGTGCATATGGTATTGGTAATACAATGCACATTGTTGGTATTCCAACATTTACTGGATTTGAAGAAGCAGTTGTTCAGGTAGAGAAGATTTATGATAACACTAACGATGTTGTTAAGGTCTCTGGTATTTCCTCTCTGTCTCACGTTCAGGCAAATCAACTCTACAGAATTGAAACTGTAAATGTTGGTGCATCTAAGACATTTAATGCCGCTCCTGTAACCACTATTACTGGTATTACAACAACTGGTATTGGTACTCAAGGTGTTGGTGATAATGGAGCATCGCTCAATATGTCACGAATGCAGTTGACTGGCCCTGCACGATCTGTTGATACTTTCACTTATGAAAATACTAGCGGTATCGCAACTGTAACCACTGATCTCAATCACGGTTTCTTGGTTGACAGAAAGGTAAGAGTTGTTGGTGCTGGACAAGATATTTACAATGGAGAATTTGTAATTACTAAGGTTGATGGTCTCACTGGACTTGAACTTAATGTTGGTGTTTCTACCAATGCTCCAAGTGCAACTGGTACGATTTACTTATATCCAACAGGTAATTCTTCACAGGGCGGTGTTATTAGTGCTGATAAAGAGAACACTGCTGGCAGAATGGTCTCTCAGTATGCAGGTATTACAACAACATTATCTTCTGTTATTAATAGTGCAGTATCAGAAAGCATTTCAATTGCAAATCCAGGCAACTTTGATATCAATATTGGCGATTATCTGGAGATTGACAGTGAAATTGTAAGAGTCAAGTCAACCACTGCTACAAGTAGCCTTGACGGTTCTGCTGTTACTAATCCAATTACAGTCTTCCGTGGTGTTCTTGGAACTAAAGCAGCGACTCATGTACTTGGATCTGTAATTAGGAAGATTGATGCAGCACCAATAGAATTAAGAAGACATTCCATTATCCGTGCTTCTGCACATACATTTGAATATGTTGGATATGGACCTGGTAACTATTCAACTGCACTTCCACAAAAACAAAATAGAAGTATTACTGATGCAGAAGAACTTCTGGCACAGTCCACCAAGAGAAATGGTGGTATCAACTTCTATACTGGAATGAATGATAGAGGTATTTCTTACTCTGGTAACAAAAAACTCAGTTCTGTTACTGGTCAGGAAGAAGTATTCGACACTCCAATTCAAACTATAACTGGAGAAGATGTTGGCGAAACTACTGGATATAATCTCCTGCAGGGTCTTGAAGCGACTATCACACGTTCAATTAAAGTCGAAGGTGGTTCTACCAATGACGCAATTTCAGCATTCGATGGTCCTGTAATTTTCAACCAGAAAGTTACATCACAATCACCAAAAGGTTTTGAAGCAAATAACATCTTTATCCAGGGTGACGCTACAGTTTCTAGAAATATTACTGTAGGAATTGCAACACCATCTCTTGCTGGTAACGCAGGTGACATTGTATTCAATGCAAATCCATCTAGAGGTGGATATGCTGGATGGGTCTTTACCACCAATAACGAGTGGCAAAGATTTGGTGGAGTCAGTGATACGACTGGAGAAATGTCACTGATTGTCGATAGAATTGGAATTGGAACAACTTCTGCTGGAACAAATGCATTCCAGGTTGGCACTGGTTCTTCATTGGTTGCGATTGATAGTGATGGAGTTGGTATTGGAACTACAGCGAATGGATATGCACTCCATGTTGTAGGTGATGTTAATGTCGATGGTGGTGTTAATATCTCTGGTGTTATAACAGCAGCATCATTCTCTGGTTCTGGTGCTGGATTGACTGCTCTGAATGTAGCAGCATCTGGATGGTCTCCAACTGCGGGTGCTGATGGTTACTACAATACCGATTTGTCATTCATTGGTATTGGAACATCTGCTCCATCATATAATCTCCACCTCGGAAATCCAAGTGCAGGAACTGTTGATCTTTACGTTGAAAATGACGCATACTTTGCTGGTGTAACTACAGTAACTACGGTCGCCGTTCTTGGAATCTTAACCGCATCAAATGCAACACTGACTGATGCAAACGTTAGTGCGGGAATTGTAACTGCAACTAACTTACAGGTCGGTACAGCAATTACAACTTCAAGCAACAATGTTGGTCTTGGAACTGCATCACCAAGAGCAAAACTTGATGTTGAAGGCGAGACAAGACTGAAGGCATATTCAGAACATGTTGAGGAACTGTCCATCTCCTCTAATGTAGTAACGATTGATCTTTCTTCTGCAAATACGTTCACCTTGGCCCTGAGTGCTGATGTCAACTCCTTCGAGTTGTCCAATATTCCAGATGATTCTACAGAGTTTACGATTAAGATCACTCAAGATTCTACAGGTAGTCGCGCAGTCGGTATTGATACCTTCGCAAATGCTTCTACATCTGTGGCAATCCCAGTGTATTGGCCAGGCGGCGGGGTCTTACCGATAGTCACTCAAACGGCAAGTAAGACTGACATCTATTCATTCAAAACATTTGATGGCGGCACTACTCTTTACGGATTTGTTGGAGGTCAGAACTTCGCATGATAAACAAGAATCTTCCCACCAAGTTATTCTTAAACGGACCAGAGTTATCATTCCCAACACAACCAGTAGATTCCACAACATCTACTGGTATTGCAACATTCACAGGAATCGCAACAGCATCATTTCCAACACAATCCCCAGCAAATCCTGGGGTGAGTGATGGAACTATTGATTTTGAATGGTATTATGACGGCAATAAAGTTATATCAGATCAAGGTGGAACAGGTTCTGGGACCGATGATGGAAAAATTGTAACTGTTGGCACCGCTTCTACATTAACTCTCAGTGGACTAGATGGTGCAGATTCTGGTAAATTAGTTTATGCTGTTGCCACTTACAATCCAACAGCATATTCTCAACCAACAGGAACGGCGGTTACTGTTGGATCTGCCAGATCAACGGGTGATGCTAATAATGAACCAGTTCAATCAGATTCTGCTACTATAACCATATTACCAGTTATCAATATTGATTCTCATCCTCAAGATTCAGTTCTTGCAGCAGGTCTTGACCATGATTTTTCAGTTGGTGCAAGTGTTTTTCCAGAAAACACGGGAACAATTCTTAATTATCAATGGCAATTAGATGGAGTTGATTTAACCGATGGTATCATAGAAACTCAAGTGACTAAGAGCGTTGGTGATAAAACGATGACAATTATTGATGATGCAACTCAGGTAGTTTCTGCAGTAGATTTTACTCAAGTTAGTGTTTATAGTAATTTTGCTGTAGGTAAGACATATACACTCATACCTTCTGGAGATATAACAGTAAAATTAACTGCAAAAGGTGCTGGTGGTGGAACATCAGTCGGCAGAACTTCTTTAGGAGGCAAAGGCGGAAGAGCAACAGGCAATTTTACTTTCCTGAATGATCAAGTATACAGAGTAGTAGTTGGCGCTAAGGGTAAGAGTGGTAGCACTAGTGGTGGTGGATACCCTGGTGGAGGAAAAGGTGGACTAGGTTTTGGAAAAGGCGGTAATGGTGGTGGATATACAGGAGTTTTTAAGACATCATTTACTCAGGCAAATGCTATTTTAATTGCTGGTGCAGGTGGTGGTGGAGGAAATGATCCTGCAATCGGTGGAGCTGGTGGTGGAACAAATGGTCAAAATGGAATAAATGATGTACCTTCCGTTAGTAACAGGTCTGGAAAAGGAGGAACGCAATCTGCTGGAGGTGCTGGTGGTTTTATAAGCGGTTCAGGAGTAACTGCTGGTGGGGCTGGATCAGCACTCAAAGGCGGTACTGGTGCAGGCGGCGGAGGTGCTGGATATTATGGTGGTGGCGGTGGTCAAAGATTTAACCAATGTTGTGGTGATGGTGCAGGTGGAGGGGGGTCATCTTATGCCTCATCTGAAGTTTCGAGTGCTTCTTTGACTACTGGAGCGGGTGCAGCAGCAGGGAGTAATGGAAGTTTGTCAATGAAACTTGTTAAAGCACAGGAAGGAGTTGAAACAGTAACAGCTACAACTGTGGTATCTGGAGCAACAACACCCAACTTAACTTTGAATAGTGAAGTAGAAGGTATTACTGCACCCATTACATGTAAAGTAACTGCTGATGGTGTTAAAGAATCTCCCGTATTCTCTAATGAAGCAAATTATTCTAGTACCGTTGCAACTGATTTGATTACCTTTGAAGCATATGGAACGACTTCAACTGCAACAATTGTGAGTAAAACTTTAGATTCATCAAACGATATTCTTCTAACTCAAACACAAATAACTCAAGGTGGAGGAACAACACAATCTTTTTCATCAAATGAGATTGCATTCTTTGCTCCAACAAAAGATATTAATATAGAGATGGATATACGTGGAGGCCGAGGATCTTCTTTTGGATCTAAGGCGGGAGGACAAGGTGGATTTTCTAGGATAAGATTCACGATGGAAAGAAATCAAGAATATATTATTAGAGGACTCGCATCAAGTGATGCTATCTTCTTGTATAGAGGAGCATCTCTATTTGCTGTCGTTGGTGCTGGTGGTAATGCAGGATCTGGTGGAGCTGGTGGTAATGGTGGTGGTGTAAACTTAGCAGGGAAGACAGGAACTGGAAGTAATGGACTAGGAGGTGCTCAAGTTCCTGCAGGATCATTAATTGATACAGGAGTATGGGGTGGTAGATCAAATCAATCACCAGTATATTCTGGAGATGCTAAATTCACTGGCATTAATGCGGGAAGAACGGTCAAATGTTCTAAGGGAGTTTATTATTTTGATCAAGGTTTCTCATCCTGTCAAAATGTTGGAACTACTAAGTTCAGACTTTCTGACGGTACAGTAGTTACCAATAGTGCAGAGATAACTAGAGGATTTAAAGCGGGTTATTCTATCAACACTACAGCTGGAAAAGGGAACTCAAACGGGACAGGAAATGGTGGCAATGGTGCAAGAGGTGGTCAGGGATCAACAAATGGTGGTGGCGGTGGTGGATCAGGATACACTGACGGATCTATTACTATTATATCCACAACTCAAGGCGGTAATACTAGCACTGCGAGTGTTCGTATAAGACTTGATGTATAAATAATAAAAAAGTATCTGGGGGAGAGTGAACCCTAATGGCAGTCAATAAGAATTTTGTCGTCAAGAACGGTCTTGAAGTTGGCGATACACTTATATTTGCTACCGTAACCGATGCTAAGGTTGGCATTGGTAGTACACAACCAACCATACTACTAGATGTTGCTGGTGGTATCGGTGCTACACATATCAATGTGTCTGGTGTTGCTACAATTACAGACTCAATTAGATTGGGTTCTGGTATTGCTGGAACAGTGTTCTCGGCACTTGATAATAACTTGGTTGGTGTTGGTACATCTCAACCAGGTTTCCTTTTAGACGTTAGATCTCCTGGCGCTGGAACAACGGCACTGTATGTTCAAGGAGATGGTAAGTTCACTGGAGATCTTAACGTTAACATTGGAGTATTTGCTCTTAACTCCAATGTAACTGGATTCTCTACATTTAACGATATAGAAGTAAACAGTGACATTTATGATATTGGTGGCCAAACAGGAACCAACCAGCAAGTTCTGGTTTCTAGAGGTGGATCTGGTGCTGGAGTAACTTGGGCAGATCTAACCACTATTCCTGCTGGAGATGCTACATTACTGGACGGATTAGATAGCACTCAGTTCTTAAGATCTGATGTTGCAGATACTAAGGCAGGAGATACAACTTTCTCCAACAATGCTATATTCTCTTCTAATGTTGATATTGCAGGCATCACTACTGTTGCTAGTGATTTTGTTGCCGAAGCTGGTGCTACCATCTCTGGTGGAAATCTGGTAGTTGGTAACTCACTGGATGTTAATGGCGACGGTCATGATATTGCTGGAACCATTGCACTTGATAATGTAACTGTATCTGGTATCACAACAGTTACTGGTGCTATCGATGGTAATGGTGGTGCTAATATCTCTGGTGCAGAAACAGTCCTTTCTTCTGCAACTGTTAGCGACTTAACTAATAATCGCGTTGTTATCGCTGGTTCTTCAGGTGCTCTAGAAGATGATGCTGATTTCACTTTTGATGGTTCAACTCTTACTGTTAATAACGCCGATGTAGATATTACAGGCACTGGAGGTCTTAGCATTGAAGGTTCTACTGTTATTGACAGTAGTGGCGTTTGGCAAGGTTCATCTGCGGGCATTCAAGGTATTCAAGGTATTACTGGGTCTAACGGATCTAACGGAACCCAAGGTATTCAAGGAATTACAGGTTCAGGAACCCAAGGTATTCAAGGTATTACTGGGTCTAACGGATCTAACGGAACCCAAGGTATTCAGGGTATTCAGGGTATTACTGGGTCTAACGGAAGTAGTGGAACCCAAGGTGTTCAAGGTATTCAAGGTGCTGGTGGTTTAACAACTACCGATGCTGATACTCTTGATACTCTTAATAGCACTCAATTCCTTCGTAGTGATGCGGCAGACCAGAAGACATCTGGCACTCTCCGTTTTGACGATAATGTCATTCTTTCACTTGGCACAGGTGATGATGCAGAATTCTTCTGCGATGGTACTGATTTCTACCTTGACCTGAACAGCGAAATCGGTAACTTTATTGTTCGTGATGGTACGACTACCCGATTCACCTTTGATGATGCTGGAGACTTCACTGCAACAGGTAATGTAACTGCTTATTCTGATATCACTCTCAAGAAGAATATTGAAGTTATTCCTAATGCATTGGACAAAGTATCACAGATTCGTGGCGTCACTTTTGATCGTATAGATATAGAAGGAGAAAGTCAAACTGGTGTGATTGCACAAGAGATCGAAAAAGTTCTTCCCGAAGCGGTTAGAACAAACGATGATGGAGTTAAGTCTGTTGCTTATGGTAACTTGGTAGGATTGCTCGTCGAATCTATCAAGGAACTTAAACAAGAGATCAGTGAGTTAAAATCAAAAGTGGAGGAGTGATAAATGGCACCAACACCATCAACTGGCGCAATTAGTGCTCAAGATATTAACGATGAACTAGGGAGATCATCGACACAAACTCTTAACCTGAATGATTCTCTTGTTAGAGCTCTTGCTAACAAACTTTCAGGTGCTATTACATTCGATGACTTAAGAGGAAAGGAACTCGTTATAACTTCTTTCAATCCAACTGAC